GCTACTGTGTCTAAAGCTACACTGCACAATATTGAGTACATTCGGGGACTTAACTTAGAGATTGGATGTATGGTTGAAATCATTAGGTCAGGCGAGATTATACCTCGCGTTGTCAGACGAGTTTGAGATTGTTAATAGCTTTCGAAAAATAGTACTTGACATTTTACCTAAAGATATATATAATATACGTTCAAGTTTAAGGAGAGTTTAGATGATTTCAATTGAAGCCCCAACGCATTGCCCTAGCTGTGCCTCGGAGTTAACTTTTGTTAATCATATTTTGTACTGTGAGAACACGTCCTGTGCCTCACAGTGTCAGAAAAAAGTAGAGCACTTTGCGAAAGTTCTCAAGATCAAGGGTTTAGGCCCAAGTACTATATCTAAACTAGATATTACTGATTTTGACCAAATCTATGCCTTATCTGAGGCGGAGATAGCAAAGTGTCTCTCATCTGATAAAATTGCAGCAAAGCTATATTCTGAGATTCAGAACTCAAAATCTGCTTCTTTGGATATCCTTTTACCTGCATTAGGTATCCCGTTAATAGGTACGCATGTAACCAGAAAGTTATCTACAACAATTACTTGTATTAGTGAAATCAGTAGAGAAACCTGTGTTCAAGCTGGCCTAGGCCCAAAAGCCACGGATAGCCTAATAAACTGGCTTCACAAAGACTTTTATACTTTCTACGATGGGTATCTGCCGTTTAGTTTTAAGTTTAATGAAGCAAAGAGTATAATACCAACAAAAGGAATAGCTGGTATAGTATGTATTACAGGAAAACTAAAGAGTTTTCGTAGTAAATCAGAAGCTACTTCATACTTAGAACAAAATGGATTTATTGTTAAATCAGCACTTACTAAAGACTGCACTCATTTGATTAATGAGTCAGGAATCGAATCAATTAAAACTAAAACCGCGCGGGATAAAGGGGTCATAGTGACTACCATTCCCGAGCTAATTAACCCTTAAAGGAATATTTAAGCATGGCTACTACCCCAAAATGGAACGATGATCGTTCAGCACAACTGGCCGCTTTCGTCGCTAACGAAAGTCCAGTATCACAGAGCACTGTTGCAGAAGCAGCAGAGATTCTCGAAACCTCTACACGTTCTATCTCTAGCAAGCTGCGAAAGATGGGCTTTGATGTAGAGCTGGCCTCTGCCGCTAAAGGCAAGTCTTACACCGCCGAACAAGAAGATACATTGGCTTCTTTCGTACAAGACAATAGCGGTCAATATACTTACGTTCAAATTGCTGAGCTGTTTGATGGTGGTTCTTTCGAGCCTAAATCAATCCAAGGTAAAATACTCTCTATGGAGCTGACTTCACACGTTAAGCCTGCCCCTAAAGTTGAGAGTATTCGTAAGTACAGCGAAGAAGAAGAAGAAGTCTTTATTCATATGGTAAAGAGCGGGCACTTCGTAGAGGCTATTGCCGAAGCAATGGATCGTAGTGTAAACTCTGTGCGTGGCAAGGCTCTTAGCCTTCTGCGAGCTGGTGAGATTGATGCAATCCCACGTCAAGAGTTCACCAAGAGCACTGATAAGAGTGATCCACTGGCAGACCTGGACGTATCTAGCATGACTGTCGAAGCTATCGCTGAACTTATCGGCAAAACTGCTCGCGGCGTCAAGACTATGCTGACTCGTCGAGGCGCTTCTGCTTTTGACTATGATGGTGCTGCTAAAGCTGCTAAAGCCGCTGCTCAGTAATATGTTATAAAATCTAGCCAACACATATCTTTAGGGCGTGTGTTGGCTTTTTATTGTTCGGGGGAACTGTTGAATATTGCAAGTGCTTTACTAAAGCAAATTATAGCTACACAGGACTTAGAGACTTGGAGTTATCTGCGCAGGGATTATTTGCCTACAGAATTCCAGGTGCTACATAAGCTCATTGAAAAGCATTGCGAAAATTTTCATTCGCTTCCCACGTTCGATAACCTCAAGTTGGGCATTAGGGATCGGCAGACACAAGAGAAAGTGTTTGCCGTTGAGAGCATAGAAGTAGACGTTGACGCGGATACTCTATTACAGTACCTAAAAAATGAGTATACACAAAAAGAAATACTCAACTCTCTTGAGAATTACATAGACAACTCTGTGCTCTTTGCAGACGCAGATGAGTCTTTGGATCAGCTCCATCAGATCGTCTTAGATATTGAAGATAAGGTTGATCTGCAAGAGCCAGCAGAGAATATGAAGCGTATTCCTCTATTCGAGCCAGAGCATGAGATTTCCAAGTACTTAGGCCTAGGCTTAAATGCAGACTATGACCACGAGATTAAGTTTTCCCCCCGAGACTTGGTTCTTGTTGGTGGTCGTCGCGGTGCTGGGAAATCTCTAACCTGTGCTAATATTGCCCATAATGTTTACAGTTCTGGACGATCTGCTATCTACTTCACTATCGAAATGGATAGCAGATCAGTATTTCAACGCATGTGTTCAATTGCTACTGGAGTACCTTTCGCCCGCTTACGCACTAAGAGTCTAAGTGTTACAGAGTGGGAGAAAGTAGCTATATGGTGGGCAGCACGCTACCAGAGTAGTGAAGGACGTTTAAAAGAATATAGAGATCACAGAAACTTTGACACTCTTTCCGACGATCTAAAAAACAACTGTGACCTTCTGCCTACACAGCAGATGGACGTCGTTTATGACCCTTCTCTAACACTAACCAGAATTAGGACAGAGTTAGATAAGAAAGTCAAAAAGTTGGATGTTGGTGTCATTATTGTTGATTATCTTAATCAAGTTAAACGCTCTAACAGACCTTCCAAAGGTGGCCAGTATGATTGGACAGAGCAAATTGAAGTTAGTAAAGCATTGAAAGCTATGGCGCAAGAGTACGAGTGTACTGTGTTTTCTCCGTACCAAACGGACGCTACTGGCGAGGCTCGCTTCGCTAAAGGTATTCTTGACTCCGCAGACGCGGCTTATGCACTAGAGGCATGGGATCAAGAAGATAATTGCATGACATTTAATTGTGTTAAAATGCGCTCAGCCAGTATGCGTTCTTTTTCTTCACAGGTAGATTGGGAAACCTTAAAAATTGGTCCAGAGTCCCAAATGACGCCAAAAGAAAAAGAGGATAGCTCGCATAAAACTGGGGAAAACGTATATGACATATAATAAATAGTTCTTGACTAATGTGATAAAACCCTATATAATATGTATTCTAAATTGTGATAGGAGATTTTTTTATGGCAATTCAATTAGGCAGTTTGCGTCATTCCCCTTCAGGAAGAAAGCGAAAGCCGCTTCCAAAGTCTAAAGGGTATACCCCTAAGTTCGAGCCACTACAACAAAGTATGGCATATCGCAGAGAAACTAAACAGTATGAGTCAGTAGCAAATACTAAAGTAGTAAGAGAATTCGTAGATACATCTTATAGAGTAGAAGTTTCTGCAAAGTATACAATAGCTCCAGCGTACAACAAAGGAGCGTACCAAGTTATTAGTAACACACAGATAAAGGAAATAGGTAGATAGTAAACGTAGAAGAGCTATTGAAATCAAGGGAGGTTTTTATGACAATAAGCTATAAAGTAGATGGTACTGTAATGAATAGTTCCAAAGCTAAGATTTTAAATCTTTTAGACGCCGTGGAGTATTCTATAGGACTGGATGACTATATAACAGCAGAAGTAAGTATACATAAGCTATCTGCACTATCACATCAAATGGATGCTACTTGTTTAGATAGATACGAAGAATTACAACACCATATTGACAGAGGGGCTTACTATGAATGTGTCGGAACTGCTACTAAGCAAAAATATTCGGTACACACAAAAAGGGGCTGATTTTATAATACAGTGCCTTAACCCAGAGCACGAAGATAGAAACCCTAGCTTGAGAGTAGATCAGATTACTGGTATCTTTAATTGCTTTTCTTGCGAATTTAAAGGAAATCTTTTTACGCATTTTGGGGAAAGGCCAAACTATTTACAATTACGTCGAGAACTTCTAAAAAAGAAAATTAGAGATAAAAGGGCAGAAAGTATTGGATTGGCCTTTCCCGAAGGTGCGATGCCTTATATTGGCACCTGGAGAGAGATTAAAGCAGAGACTTACAAAAAGTTTGAGGCTTTCACACATAGCGGTTCGGATTACTTATCTCGTATTGTATTTCCAATCCGAGACAGAACAGGTAAGATAGTAGCATTTCAAGGGCGGCATACCTCAATAGGTATACCTAAGTATTTAAACTTGCCTGCTGGTGCTAAAATGCCTTTGTTCCCAATAGTTAAACCGATTCAAGGTAGTGTGATTCTAGTAGAGGGTATATTTGATATGCTTAATCTACATGATAAAGGACTAACTAACGCTATCTGTTGTTTTGGGGTTAAGAATGTTACAGAGGATAGACTAAGCATGCTTACTATGCAGGGTGTTGATAACATAGATATCTTCTTAGACAATGACGAAGCAGGACAGTCAGCTTCTACTAGGATAATAGAGTTATGTGATAATATTAAACTTACTAACCGTAATATTAAATTCGGTAATAAGGAGCAAGACGCAGGATCTCTGACACAAAGTCAAGTATCAAAATTAAAAAGTAAACTATATAATTGAGGATGAGTATATGACAGGCACTCTAATAAAGCCTAAAGTAGCATTAGTAGAAACAAAATCAAGCCCAACTAACTTTAAGCAAGAGTTTGATCATGAGTTTGAATTCGATCAATATCAGTTATGCTCCGACCCTAGCATTAAAAAAGTTCTAACACGCCACTGTGATATTAAAATTGATATAGACGCGTATGACTGGATTATCCTAGTAGGCTCAAATGCTTTGGAGCACTTTACTAAAATCAAGCATGTCACTACGTACTCTGGCAAAGTTGTAGATGGTAAGTTTCTGCCTATTATTAACCCTGTTATGCTTGCTTTTAACCCGGCAGCAAAGAAAAGCTGGGATACAGCTAAAAATAGCATCATTGCGTACATCTCTGGAGAAGTTAAGAACGTAGTAATTGATGACAGTGTTGCTTTTGGTATCCAAGATACTAACGAGGCCAATAAATTTATCCAAGAAGCAATTGATGCTCCTAAACCCTATATAGCCCTAGACTCTGAGACTACTGGCCTATACCCTCGTGATGGGTATGTCCTTGGCCTGTCTTTAGCTTACGATGATAAGAAAGGAGCTTATATAGATACAGAATGTTTCGATGAAGAAACCGAACGACTGCTACAAGAACTATTTGACAAGAAGATTGTTATCTTTCATAATGCAAAATTCGATTTGGCTTTCTTTGAGTATCACTTTAACTTCAGATTTCCTAGGTTTGAAGATACTATGCTTCTTCATTATTTGATTGATGAGAACCCCGGAGGGCATGGATTAAAAGAGTTAGCTCTAAAGCATACCCCCTACGGCGACTACGAAAAGGAAATGTATGCTTGGATAGATAAATATAGAAAGGAGCGGGGTATTAAGAAAGATGAGTTCAATTGGGGCATGATTCCTTTTG